TTGACGGGGACGTGCCCGTGTTGGGGTTGATTTAGAGAGGTTTATGTCCCCCATCAGGGTGCCGCTGTTCCTGATTCCCGCTCGTTGTCGTGGAGCTTCACGTTTAGTGTTTTGTTTTCGCCGTCGCCGGTTCGTGCTTCTCTCGTCTTCCTGTCCGCAAAAAGTTCTTATGAGGTTGTTTGAGGGCATGAGAGATCGACCACGTTTCCGTGGGTTGCGTCCCGCCCTGTGCAACGAGGGTACGACCTGAGCGGCCTGCGTGGGCCGGTGGTTAGATTGTATCAGATTATTTTTTGCCTTTGGGTTTCTGTGAGCCGCGTTTTGGGTGGTGTCGTCCGCTTGCTTTGTACCGGCTGGCGGTTGGTGTGTCGGGTGGGCGTATTGGTTCGTTGTTTCGCATGGTGTGTCAGAATAGTTGTGGTTCGAGTGCTTCTGTTCCGATGTTTTTGGTGATGTTGTTTGCCCATTGGGTGGCCCATGTTCGGCAGTGTGAACATTTTTTTGCTCGGTGTTGGGTTCCGCAGAGGTTTCCTGGTGCAAGTCGTGCGGTGAGTGACCATGCGAGGCTGTCTGCTGATTGTAGGTAGTTGCCCATGATTGGGAGTCCGTCTTGTTTTACGCCGAATCCGTGCATTTTGAGTCCGTATTCCCAGAGTCGGTAGACGAGGTTGTGTACTGGTTTGAGGTTTGCCCGTCGGCAGAATGTTCCCATTCCTACTGTTGGGGCTTTTGTGAGGTCTATTCCTGCTTTGTCGTACATTTCGACGTGGCGTAGGTAGTCGTCGGGTTGCCAGCCTTGTAGGGCTGGGATGATTGGTAGTTGTGGTGAGAGTGTTTTGAGGTCTAGGTAGTTGTTGACTGTGAGTTGTTGGTGTTCGGTTATGGTTTTTCCTGTTTTTTGTAGGACGAAGGGTTCGCACATCCAGTCTTGTGGTGCTGCCCATTCAAGCGACCCGATTTCGTCGACATATCGTTGAACTTGAGCGATGTATTGGTGTGGTGTGGTGCGCCATTTGCCGTACATGTTGAGTTCGGTGAATCCTCCGCTGTCAAGCGACCATTGGGTGTTGGCTGGTTTAAGGTTTTTGTAGCGTTCTAGTCTGCGTCGTGAGATGAATAGGGGGTGTGGGGGTGTGTTGTCCCATAGCCAGTATGCGTCGTCAGTTCCGAGGTAAAAGATCATTGGTTACATTCCTTGCATTGGGTAGCGTGCCAGCGGCCTTTTTCGTCCATTGTGCTGATGTACCCGGTGGAGTCGCATGTTGAACATTCAGGTCGTGCTGGTTGGTCGTATTGGCGTGATGGTTCGCTGCTGGTTTCGTATTCGTTGTTGTAGCCACCGGAGTTCAGCCAAGAAGCGGGGTAGGGGATGTATTGGGGTTCTGTGTTGAGTGCGGTGTTTGGGGTGGCGAGTTGTTTGCGGGTTGCTTCGATGATGGTTTCTGGTTTTGTTTTTTTGGTGTGGGCTTTCCATGCTTTGCGTGCGTTCTCTTTGTTCAGTTTTTTGGGGTAGAGCTTCCACCATTGCTCGAACGCTTCACCGTCAGGTGAGCAAGAGTGTTTGGGTTTTTGGGTTCTATTGGGTTTGGGCGTACTGGTTGCGCCCCTGGTTGTCGTGGATTGCGCCTCTGGGTGCACAGATTGCGCCCCTGAGTGTGTTTCGTAGAAGATATCCACAGCCGGCATCAAAAATTTGTAGGTTGCCGGGTAGTGTTGGGTTGCTGGCCGTGTTTGTACGATGAAGAAGTCTTCGCAGAGCTGGTCGATGGCTTTTTGTACGGTTCTTCTGGTGGTTCGGGTTTTTGTTGCGAGTTTCGCCGTTGACATCCAGAACTGGTTGTGGTTTTGGTCGGATACGGTGTCTGCGATTGCGAGATGTATGGCGAATGTTGCTCCGTTGTATGGGGAGTGCCGGTAAACGTAGCCGACTGCTTCTGCGCTCATCTGTTTCTCACACCCGTGTATTCTGTAGCCTTAACTTTTTCTACTTTGAAACAGAATCTCCACACCGATTTCAAATCTTGTCTTTCTATCAATGTCACTTTCCGCCAGTGGCACAGACCCCATAACGCCATGCGCTCTACAATTTCTTGTTCAGTCGGGTTGTGTTCCCCGTAGTAGCTAATTAGGTGCGCTCTGGTTATCCCATTCAAAATGTTGACGTAAGGTTTTGGCATCGTGACGAAAAGATGTCCGTTGTCGATCAGTAAATAAATATCTGGGAAAAATCTGTTTGGGAACCCGTAGGGGTCTATGTCGATGACATCGAACGTTTGTTTTTGAGAAATCAGTTCGTGAAAATAAACGAAGCTGTCTTTTCTGACGCATGTAATTTCAGGGTTGTGTTCTGTTTCGGCTACGAGCTGCTTATAGATTTTCCCAACTTTTTCGTTAGCTATAACAGTTCCGTATTCTGCAAAATTTTTAGTGCAGTTACCTGTTCCTGCAAAAAGTTCTAACGTGCGTAGCCCACTGCTGCCGTTTAACGCTGAGCGAATCATCGCAGATTTTTCGTGTGGGTGTCTGGTGTCGTCACTTCCAGAACTTTGTCTCGCTCGAACTATTTCATGCCTGATCGCACGGTAAGACTTTGTTGCCCCGCCGTCGCTCATATCTCTTCGCCTTCGATCAAACGCAAAATTGTTTGAATATCGTCTTCTTGTTCTTCGCAGAATGCGTCGTGTTCGTACTGATATTCGATGCGCTCATCTGTTTCTGAAAGATCGAAGGTCCTTTGACAGTGTTTACAAATAACGGTTTTCATTATCCCTCCTGGATTGCCACCACAGGCAATAGTTGGACTATATCACCGTTTGCGTGATATGCTGTGTTCATCCGGTTGCATCCCCTTCCGGTAGACGGTTCACCTCCGTCGAAACACCACAATAGGTCGAGCCGGTCCGAAGATTTGGTTTGCTGGTTTCCTTACCTTCGGACTGGCTCCCTGTATACTGTTGCTCTGATGGCTGGCACAACAAACAGCGGCAGACGTGATGTCCCTGCCGAAGACAAAATTCGTTTCTGGGAAGCACGCGCAGCAGGCATCTCCATCAAAGAAGCTTGCAAAATAGCGGGCATCCATTACAACACCGGCCAAAAATGGGATGCAAAGAAACGCAAAATTGCTGCCGAACAACAAGCAGCCGACTTTGCTGTCAAAAAAGCTGGCGCACAATCCGGTCGTGAACGCGCACAACTACGTCAAAGCTTGGACGAAGCTACAGACCTGCCACCCGTTATCCCGTATGAGCGTCTATCGGAACGAGCAAAACGAGGCTGGGACGACTTTGACTACTTCCGGCGTGTCTATCTAGGTCGAGTCCCGTCACCGTGGCAGGTAGACGCAGCATACAAAATTGTTCAACACCTAGAATCCGAAGAAAAAGAATTTCTGGTACTCAACTGTCCACCAGGTGCCGGAAAATCCACCCTTTTTCACGACGTAGCAGTCTGGTGTATCGTAAGAAATCGTGCGATCCGAGTCCTTATCGGCTCGATCTCGCAAACACTAGCGAAACAATACTCCCGTCGTATCCGTGAAACCCTTGAACGACCCACCCGCCTAATTGCTGACCCTGAAATGGTCAAAAAAGGGTTAACCATTGACGCTGAAGGCTGTTTGGCACAAGATTATGGCCGGTTCAAACCGTTGGCTTCCGGTTCGTTGTGGCGTGCAGAAGAATTCGTGGTGGAACAGTTCATTCCTGGCGGGCTAGACAACAAAGAACCCACCGTTTCTGCGTACGGTATCGACTCAGAGTTCATCGGTCACCGTGCCGACCTGTGTTTGTTTGACGATGTGGCTTCACCGGAGAACGCTAAAGAATCTGTTGCCCGCGACCGGCTGCTGGAACGCTGGGACTCGATGGCTGAGGCACGTTGCGACCCTGGCGGGCTGGTGAATGTGATCGGTCAGAGGCTAGGTCCAGGCGACTTGTACAAACATTGTTTAGACAAAGTGACCTATGACGACATTGAAGAGGATGACGGCGAAGACGCAACTGTTGAAGACGCGTTGGCCGATCCGGTGCGTGTACCCAAATACCATCATCTTGTTTACAAAGCGTATTACGAAGAGTTGGACACCGGTAAACAGTCCCGCCGTAAGGATGCACCGGCATGGCCGGAAGGACCGTTGCTAGATCCGGTACGTTTACCGTGGAAAGACCTGTCGTTCATCCGATACAACCAGCCACAAAAGTTCCGTGTCGTCTACCAACAGGAAGACATTGATTTGGATTATCAGCTTGTGGAACGCCCACAGTTGATCGGCGGCATCGCATCAGACGGCGTGGAATATCCGGGTTGTATTGACCGTGACCGTTTCCCAGGAAACATTACTCGTGGGTTGAAACCGCCGTGGGTGTCAATCATTTCGGTTGACCCTTCGCCAGCAAACTTTTGGGGGGTTATTTGGACTATCTATCAGCCCGATCTCGGTTTGTATCACGTTGTCGATATCGAACGCACCAAACTTACAGCAGAAGACCTGCTCGGTTACGATATGTCCACTGGCCGATATACCGGAATTCTTGACGACTGGTGTGATCGTGCCGAGGACATGGGGTATCCGGTGTCACATATCGTTGTTGAGATTAACGCAGCGCAACGGTTTTTATTGGCACACGATTTTGTGCGACGTTGGCAGGCGTTACGTCAGGTGCTAATCATCCCGCATACCACGTCACGCAATAAGCTCGATGAGAACTTTGGTTTGGAAGCGTTGATTCCTCCGGTTGTCAGGTCGGGTTCGTTGCGGTTGCCTCGCATGTCGGAGAACTGGAAAACGTTGGCGTTGGTGCAAGAGTTGGAAACTTGGACTCGTGATAAGAAGAAGGGGACTGACTTGGCGATGGCGTTGTGGTTTATGTTGTTGCACGCCCCGAAGTTGACGGAACCTAAACGTCCACCTCGCATGTGGCGACCATCTTTTTTGGTTGACGCATAATGCCTTGCGAAAATTGTGGAAAAGAATTTGATCCTGTAGCGACCCGTTGGCGATGCCCACACTGCGGATTGAAGCATCACTGCTGTGGATAATGGTATCCTTAGCGTAAGACTGTCAACTGTTTTGGAGTGCGCGTGAGGACTATCGAAGAAATTGTAGCGATGTACAATCATCGCCGCCGAATACTAGGTCCAGTTCACGACCAGATGCTGAAGGTGCGTGAACTTGCTAAAGGCGACGTGATCGTTCCGTTGAACGAACTAGACAAGAACGCTAAAGCATCTGTCGCCAACCTGCTGTCTGTTGGCCTTGACCAAATGTCAATGCGTGTCGCATCCACAATGCCACACCCGTACTTCCCTCCAATGAAGGAAGGTTCGGAACGTTCTAAAGATTTAGCTTCGCTGCGCCACAAAGCAATGTTGGCGATGTGGGATCAGAACCGGATGAACATGAAGCTCCGGCGACGCGCCCGACATCTGCTCGGCTACTCAATGTCACCTGTCGTGGTGAAACCATGTTTCCGTACGAACGCACCTAAATGGCATTTGCGTAACCCGCTTGACACCTATCCGGCACCGTGCGAAGACCCGGACAACCCTGTCCCAGAGAACGTGATTTTCACCTACCGCAAACCGTACTCGTGGCTTATCCAAATGTACGGTCCACAGGTTGATGGCCGTCTGCGTGTTGGCCGACCAGAACCAGACACACAGTTCACGTTGCTTGAATACGTTGACGACAACGAAATCGTTGTTGGTGTTCTCGGCGCAGAGGATGATCCGTCGCTGAACTACATGGAACGTGCCGGGATGGAAGTGCTTGAACTGGAGCGCATCATCAACCGTGCCGACTGCCCGCTGGTTATTATCCCGCAACGCATCACACTTGACACACCACGAGGCCAGTTTGATGACATGCTCGGAATGTTCTACACCCGTGCGCGTCTGCAAGCATTAACAGAAATCGCTATTGAGCGAGGCATTTTCCCAGACGAATATCTGGTTGCCCGCCCCGGTGAGAACCCTGAAATTATTGCGTTGGCTGACGGCAAACGTGGCGAGCTGGGCATCATCAAAGGTGGCGACCTACAGATCCAGCAGGTCAACCCCGGCTACAAAACTGATACGGCTCTTGACCGCATTGAACGGCAGGAACGTTTGGAAGGTGCAATCCCCGCAGAGTTCGGTGGCGAATCCGGCACAAACATTCGTACTGGTCGCCGTGGCGAAAACGTGCTGTCCGCAGTTGTGGACTATCGGGTACAGGAAGCGCAAGACCTGTTTGCATCCTCGCTGTTGGAAGAAGACAAGGTTGCTATCGCAATTGAGAAAGCCTATTTCGGTTCGCAACCCAAATCGTTCTTTATGCCGGGACGCGCACAGTCCGGAAAAGTTGATTACACCCCGAACAAAATTTGGGAAACCGACTTCCACTACGTTTCATATTCGGCATCTGGTTCCGATGTAAACAACCTGATTGTTGGCCTCGGACAACGCATGGGTACTGGCATGATGTCAAAAGAATCTGCCCGTGAAGCCGACCCGATGATTAGCGACCCAGAACTAGAGCGCGACCGCATCACCGCCGAAGGCATCGAGGCTGCGCTGCTCGCATCCATCCAGCAGCAAGCCGCCAACCCTGAAGGCCCATATCAACCTGCTGACCTAGCATCGCTTACCAAAAAAGTGATGTTGGAGAAAAAGTCGTTGTTCGACGCTGTTAAAGAAGTTGATGAGGAAGCCCGCGAACGTCAAGCACAGGAAGTTCCGGCTGGCGCACCTGAAGGTATGCCTGGTTTGGCTATGCCGGGTATGGGTGCTGAGGCACCGATGGCTCCACCGCCAGGACCGCAAGGTGGCGGCGGTATTGAAGCTCTACTTGCACAGCTCGGAGGCTGACAATGGCAGGAGAAGCCAAATTCACTGGTCAAACCTATGGGGAAGCAACCCAGCAGGCACAATCTCAACAAGCTGTTCCTACTGGCGCACCCCCTACTGAAACCCAAGCACAACAGATGGCTCCACGCCCGGTGCCAGGACAACAATCTTTTGTTCGCCCTAGTGAACGCCCGCAAGAACCTATCACTGCTGGCGCACCTTTCGGAGCTGGCCCTGGACCAGTTGAGGCAGGTATGCGGCCACGTTACATTACGTCTTCTCGCACAGTTGAACAGTTGGAAGCGTTGTATCAGGCTTATCCTCGTGACGGAATTTTGATGTTGTTGCAGAAGGCTCGCGCTATGGATGAAATGAGGCGGTTGCGTGGGGGTCAATGATCTTTCTATCGACGACGAAGAAAACCTGTATCGGGAGTTACAAAGTTGGTCCAACCGTCGCTACGTTGACGAACGTAATGCCGGTTTAGAGTTCGCAAAAAACGTTGATTTTCTGAGTCGCACCGCAGGGTACGGTGACCCTGATCTGATTTTGTCTGCCGCTGAAGGAATCCGTGATGGCACACTCGATCAGCAATCTGCGTTACAGATGATTGATTCTGCTACCGAAGTTGAATATCAGACGAAAGCGCAGGAAACTGAAGATAAAGGTCCGTGGCCGGAATGGTTGAAAACGGCTTCACGTTGGACGTTCGCAGGTTTAGAACTGGTGCCGCAGTTGGTGACGAACTTTGGTACACGGGCGTTCACTGGTTTAGGTGGCCCCGGTGGTCCTGGCCCCGGCCAGACTCGCGACCCGTCTGAATGGTATACACCTCCGACAACAGAATCTTGGACTGATGGCTGGTTTGCGTCAACCGATTTCGGTGCGATGTTGTCGGGTGAGGAAACGGGTAACGGTTTCTGGATTGGTGAGAAAGCGTTAGAACGCCAGCAACAGGCGGTGAAAGCGTACCGTGGAATGTATGACGGTGAAGCGTTGACGTTTGGTAAGGGTTCTGCCGGAATTTTTTTTGAGCCTGGTTCTAAGCCGTACAACTATATGTCAGGCATTATTGATGCTGCTGCTGCTATTGCTGTGCCGTCGCTCCCTGGAGCAAAAGTTGCAAGCAAAGGTGCCACCGCTGCCGCCGATGTTGCCGGTATGCGGAAACTTTCTGGTTTAACAAACTTTGCGTCACCGTTTGTCAACACCGCTAAAGCAAACAGTTGGCTAAACACTCGTTCCGGCACTGC